TTCACCAACTATTTTACTATACCAGTACACCACGCTGTCCACGCTTTTCTTCTGCTCTATGTCATTGGCTCCTGACATGATGAAACATACTTTCAGCCCCGGCCTGATAACGGTGTTTAATCTCCTATACATGCCCTCTGTCACGTCCGAGCCTATCCCCCTGTTGCATACAGGGAAGCCCAGCAGTTCGCTCCAATGACATTTGAACACATGACTGTCACCGAGGAAAGCTATGTCACAGGGTGTGTTATAAGCAGCAGTTATATTCACCTGCTCGGAGTACACCGGGTTGGAGGCGAAGGACGCAAAACCAGGAGGGGACACAACGCGTACCTTTCGGATCACAAACCAGCTTATCAATATAACGTTAACGGCTATGGATAGAATAAGGAGTTTTTTCATGTCCAAATATAACGAGAACGGGTATATGGATATGCCTGTTACAGCTCAAACTTCTGCTTCCGGGTCCATGAGTTAAAGGTTAAACGATATCTGACTATTGTCAAAGTAGAAGTACGGAAAAGGTTAAAGAATGATTAAAACACCATTTACACTCCCCACTATCCCGTACATGGATACCCTAACTGTGCTAAAGTTTTTTTGCATGGTAACATGAGGAAATATTAAGTTCGTTGTCCTACTTAAAAACACTACTACTCATCAACCTCCAATGTCCGCTTTGTTCTCGTTTCTAATACATATTGCCTAAACCGCTTAACCTAATTGCTATGCAGCAGCCGTCGAATGCATGCAAGACATGCAATCTTGCCAGTGAATTTTGTCCTTACAAACATTCTCCGATTATTTCCCTGGCCTTGAAATGCCCGCTTTCTTTCCAACAACCTTTCTTTTTCCTGACAGCAACCCCACCTCCCCGATCAATACATCCTCCCAGTATTTATTCGACGAGAAAAGAAGCCCCTTTATTTCATCGTGACCCCGAACTAAATTAGCTTCCATACTCTTTAATTGCTGTTCCTGAAGCCGCATGTTCTCGCGCAGGGTGGCGATCAACTGCCTTTTTTCTTCATTGGCCTCCGCCAGCAGGCTTTCTATTTTCTGGCGGCTGGCCTCTATATCTTTTATCCTTTGGTCTTTTTCGTTCAGAAGATCTTGCAGGGTCGCGGAGCCGGGGAGGGGGTTGGTGTTGATGGCTTCTTCTTTTTCAGCAATTTTTTCTTCTATGCCATTGCTGTAGTGCCTCATCAGCGTATTGATCGGAATGTTTAACGCCTCCCCCAGTTGTGCCAGCCGCTTAGGTTTGGGAATCCTATCGTTAGTCTCATCTTCATAAAAAGCGTATGCCCTTTGGCTGATACCCAACCTTTTAGCTACATCCTCCTGCGTGAGATCAAGCGCCTGTCTCGCCTTCTTTAATATGGTAGGTAATTGATGCAAATCAAATAATTGCTATTTTAGAAAAAATATCTTCTAAAATGTATTGTTTAGAAGAAAATACTACTACCTTAGCTGAACAATAACACAAAATAACAGAAATTATATGAAAGTCCCCGATGAGTTAATGAAAAAATGGCAAGACCTGCGATCCTTCGGAGACGGTCGGAAAATCGTTGAACAGAACCAGGGCATCAATGATATGGATATCAGCCGGGCTTTTAAAGAAGGCGAATGCAGCGATACGGTGTTTTATGCCATTGCTAAATTCTATAAAGAAAAAGAGGAATTGGTAAAGCCCTATCTGGGGTAAATCAACTAGGCGGGAACGATCGGGCACAAAATAATTCCCGATCCCCAATAAAGCAAATGTCAAACGAATATATTTTTTTCTCATGGTACAACTAACCTCCACCCAAGCCCGCCAACTCAGAGCAACACTGCTCTCGGCTGCCGCCTTGCTGGAAGAACCGGAGAAGCCAAAGAAGAAAAGAAAGACGGCGCAGGACAGGTTCGATGAGCAGTACAGCACGGGACGGTGGAAGAAGCCGCAGGGGCTGAAGAAGAAGAAAGCGTAATCATTCAATCACAATAAAAACGATCAGCATGAACACTAAGCCATTTTATCAGACATCTATCAATCCCGACGTAAAAGACGAATGGATGAATAAAGAAGAGGCAAGTTGGGAAGATGCGGGAAGGCCAGATAAAGACCATGTTCACCCATTGCTTGCCAGTATGCCCAAAAACAAAATAGTTTGCGCGAATGATTGGGAAGCCACATTGATAGCCAAATCTGCTGTTTACAATTCGCAATGGGATAGTGATAATAAATTGACAATGCGTATGGAGGCAAAATGTAAAAAGATCGCCGATGAGATAGGCAAAATCTGGTATGACATATCATTCAAAAGTTAATCATCCTGTTTCCTGATCGTTTCAGGATGCAACGCCAGCCTCGTAGTCACAAGCTACGGGGCACTGGCGGCAAAAGAAATGCCTTATCCCGAAACCATAACAAACCCCCTCCTCGACTGGTTAGCACAATATCTATTCGAGGAGATTATAAACGAAAATCCCGATACCGATGATACCAGTACCCAAACAAGCCGGTCAGACGAACATGACGCAGGCGCAGGCAGTAAAAACATTATTGAGAATTGCAAAACTCGCAAAATGAAAAAAGTCTTTTGTGTAAGCCGGGAAGGCGTCAGGAATTACGTGATTCCTAAAATTGAAATAGGCGATGAGCTTACGGTAGCGGAAGAACTGGAAAGCGAAGGTAAACATGCCTACATATTCGAGGAAATAGGACCGATCGTTTACAACGGAGAGCAATTGCAGCCGGCGTACATGAGTAAAAACTTCGCCACCCTGCCCACCGAAGACCAGGGGAAAGAGATCGAGTGCGAGAACGAGGCAATTATTTACCAACGATAAAATCCCTACTCATGAAAGCGCAAAAATTTATCTGTATCGCCCTTTTAACAATCATCGTATCGCTGTGGATATTCACGGCATATAAATGTGAACTGTTTTAGTCCGTCTCTTCTATCGAAAGTTGCCGAAATCAAACCTGTATCCTTGAAAGTAGGCATCTTTTACCAGCAAAAAGTTCTTTTAAATTAATAAATGGCGGTTGATGCTGCGCAGATGCCGAAACGATGAACCCGCTCCTTGGCAGGGAGCTAGGCGAATGAAGCAAAGCTAAACACCTAAGCATACCAGTTCAACCTAACAAGGGCGCTGGCAATGTTAAGCCGACACAAACAATGGGTGCCTGACAGCCGGGAAAGACCGGCAATCTTTAAACCCCTGACCATGAAAATTTTTGAAGGCATACAGTTCTTAAACCCCGATGAACAACAGTTCCTCACCTGCCTCGAAGCAGTGAACCACGAAAGTTTGTGGGGCCAAGCGATCATGAACGTGATGAAAGAGCCAACGGTAACAAAGATACGAACACTGATCGGGGATTTGAAAAGCCAGGCTGGCGACAATGAATCTGTGATGCTAGATATTTTGGGAGCGCCGTGTTACCAGCAACTCATTGCATTGTAAACAATAGACCATGCTAACCATATTTATCGTCATCGTTTGTATCTCGGCATTTGCTTTTGGCTTTGCCCTGATATTCGGCAAACAGAGCAGGGAGGAGCCGAAGGACAGGATTATCTGGGAAAAGATGGATGAGCATGAACGGAAAATAGCGGATTAAAAAACTTTACACAATGGATATAAGTCTCACTTGTAAAAAAGCTGTTTCGGAATTCAAGGATAGATACGATATGAATATATCGATTGAGGGTGCTGATGAAGGCGACATTCTTGATCATTTTTCGGTTAAGCAGATAGTGGATCATTTCGGGGCCGATAATCTCCTGAAGTATATCGATGGCGAAAAAACAAGAACCAAATGATACCCTTCCTGCTCACCACCTTCTCCTTATACCTGTCTGTAAGGGTGATGGAAAGAAGTAAAAAAGCGGTAGAAAAACTTTAAAGCATAATAAAAACATGGAAAAAGCAAATCTTTTTGACCCCAACCAATTTTACATCATCCGCGCTGATAAAGCAGGCGTATTCATGGCAAAGATAGAAAGCATTGAAAACGGTGCAGCAGTAGTCAATAGCGCACGTCGGCTATATTACTGGGAGGGCGCTTTGGATGTAACGCAGATCGCTGCGCATGGAGTAACCAGACCTCAGTCCTGCAAATTTTCTGTGCAGATGGGTTCGGAGGATAAATCAACAATCTTCAACCTGATTGAGTTTCACCCTGCTTCCGAAAAAGCCATTGCATCAATTCAATCTGTAAAAGAATGGACAAAATAGAAGCATTCTTGGTCGGCAACGGCGACGGCAACGGCAACGGCTACGGCTACGGCTACGGCGACGGCAACGGCAACGGCAACGGCAACGGCAACGGCTACGGCGACGGCTACGGCTACGGCTACGGCGACGGCAACGGCAACGGCTACGGCGACGGCTACGGCGACGGCAACGGCAACGGCGACGGCTACGGCTACGGCTACGGCGACGGCAACGGCGACGGCTACGGCTACGGCTACGGCGACGGCAACGGCAACGGCTACGGCAACGGCTACGGCTACGGCTACGATTTTAAAATATTATTTTATAAAGGCAAGCCAGTTTATTACGTTGATGGCATACCCTGCGTGTTTGTTTCTGTTCGTGGCGAGTGCGCTAAAGTTGAAGTAATCGACGTAATGACATTCCAGGCAACCGGGCAATACATCTGCAAATTCAATGGTGTTTTTGCACATGGAGCAACGATCAAAAAGGCCAAAGAAGATGCCGAACGAAAATATTACTCGACGCTGGATACCGAACAGTCGATTGAATTGTTCAAAGAAAAGTTCAAGCCTAAGGTAAAATATCCGACATCCGAATTTTATCAATGGCACTCTATACTTACTGGATCATGCGATATCGGGAAAGACATGTGGATGAAACAGCGCGGTATTAAAATGGATGGACAGATGACAACATCAGAGTTCATAGAATTAACGAAGGATAGCTACGGCGGAGAAGTGATTAAGCAATTAAGCGACGTTCTTTGAATCAAAATATTCTACTTGTTTGGGTGTGGCGTAAGGTAAACGCACCGGTCACCTAAGCCGTGACGGCGCCAAAAGCGTTGCAGTGTCCATGCTGGCATAAAATGTAGGCACATAACTGCCACCCATTACAGGTAGAACCCCAGTTATTAGGGTTTTACCAATCACCCCGGCAGTTGTTCTCATCAGCCGGTTTGGATTAAGTTTTAATGGTTATGGCCCGGCTCTGTTCAGGTTGAAAGGTCGGGTCATTTGGGGAGGTAGCTCAGTTGGTAGAGCAGCAGATTCTAATCTGAAGGTCGCTGGATCGTAGCCAGCCCTCTCCTCTAGTTTTTTCGAAAGGATAAGGTTTAATTGATCACGCCCGGTCTTTCCAGGCCGGGCATACTTTGAAATTAAGAAGCGTGAAATATAGGATAAGGTCAATGGGACGCCGTCGGGTGTGAAGGAAAGCCCGGCGGCTATTTTGGACAAGAAAAAGTAATTATATGCTCATCACTATCAAAGAAAAATCAACAGTAGAAAAGACGGTGGAGATTAAAACTCCATGCTACCTCTACGAACCGGCTTTTGACCGTCATCACTTCATCAACGAAAACGGCGACATGATCACCGTGGGTAACAATATCCTGGTGCTGTGGTCGGCGGAAGTGGAAGACACCAAAAAGCAGATAGCATCGGTATTTAAGGATTCGCACGGTTGTATCGAGGCTGATTTCAAAGATGCGCTGGAGAGGGTGTTGTTTATTACCAAAGAAACTTATACATCATGAACAGCATTATTACCAGGATAGGTAACAAAAACTACAACCTGGACCTCCACAACAACCGTATCGACTTCTTAGATACCCGGTTTTACATCACCGAGTCGGGTCAGTACGTTCCATCAGTAACGACAATATTAGAAGCCTACCCTAAGGGCAAAGAGTATTACGATTGGCTTAAAAAACACGGCGAGGATGCCGACACTATAAGAGATGAGGCGGGCGACCGTGGATCCATAGTCCACAAACTAACCGAACAGTATGATAATGGCGACCCCGTGAGCCTGATGGATGAGCAAGGCAATATCAATTTTAACCTGTTTGAGTGGAGCTGCTTTGAAAAATATGTAGAGTTTCGGACTCGCTTCGAAGTAGATATTCATGCTATTGAGTGCAATATGTCCAGTGATATACTCGGCTTTGCCGGTACGATGGACCGGGACATGACCTTCAAATTTAAAGGAAAACGATACCTGTGCGATATCAAAACCTCCAATAACATCTGGGACACACATTGGTTGCAAATGGTGGCTTACCGGAAACTCGCTGCAGAACTGAATGGTGCCGACCGGTTTGACGGGCAGGCTATCATCTGGCTCAATGCCAAAACCCGCAGCGAAGGGAAAAAAGATAGCTGCCAGGGCGCGGGGTGGCAGGTAATATTCGATGAAGAAAGCCCGCAGCAGCAATGGGAGATATTCCAGGCTACTAAAAAGCTATGGGATGCAAAGAACGGATCGATGAAGCCGCGGCAGACTAGTTACAAATTGAATTATCAATTAAAAACAGCATAAAACACACAACTATGGGCGCAGTACAACAAACAAATGCCATCTATTTAACGATCAGCAACGGCCAATTATGCCGTAAGTTCCAGTCACCTACCAAAACATCAAAAGAACGTGTGAATAAGAAAGGTGTAACTGTGAATGAGGAATATTATAAGGGCTGGAAGGGCCGCATTACCGGCATAGCCGTTCAGGAACACAAAGAGTTCGGCAAGTTCTGGAACGTGACCATCACCGATGAGCAGGGCGATGCTATTATCCAGATGAATTACTCCTCGGGCTATTCCGCTGCCTTCCTTAAAACCCTGCCAAACATCGACCTCGACAGTGATATTGTTTTCTCGCCATCCATGAAGATTGAGAACGATAAAAAGAAGGCCACCGTATTTATCTCCCAGCACGGTAAACCGGTTAAGTGGGCTTTTACAAAGGACGATCCTAACGGCTTACCGGAACTGCAGAAGATGAAGGTAAAGGGTAAGGTGACCTGGGATGATAGCGATATCATGGAGTTCCTGGAAAAAATGGTTTTCACTACCATCGTTCCGAAGCTGGGTAAAGGCGGGGACGTTGATGTTCCGCTGCCGGATGAAGGCGAGGACCTGGAATTAGAGGCTGAGGCCAAAAAAGTAAAAGACAAACTCCCATTTTGATCATAAGGCCCTGCTTACGGGCGGGGCTATTTTTTTCTCACCATGACTGAGCAGGACCAAATAAAAATGATTGAATACATCGCAGGCGACCTTGACTTGGAATTAGAATATATCCAGCCGTGGCACCTGCGGTTATCCCGCGAGACCGGCAGAAGACTGGACTACTTCCCGAAGAGCGGCAGGGCCACATGGGTGAGTAGCGGAAAGTGGTTTACTATTGAAGATATTGAACAATTTATTTATCAGGAATGGAAGACGAATTAATAGTAAATGATTTCGTTTTGAGCGAGATTCATCCCTACTTATTACGCGTATACAGGGTTATTATCATTAGCAGCAAAGCTAACTCGATTTGGTATGCGGATAAAAAAGGTATGGAATATGACGTGATGCTTGCATGCAAAATAGTATCGGATGGGTTGACTGCCGTGTTCCGGGTAATTAAATTATCCGAAGATGGCCTTACGGTTGTGGACCCCGTTATTCTCTTGGATATATACCCGGTAGACTGCAAAATAATTAATGAATCTTTCGCTCGATCGAAGCGCGAATTTAAATATTTCACACTTGGTTGATTATGGTAGTAACGCCTGAATTAAAAAAGCAGATTAAAATATTGCGCGAGCAATTTGGTCCACGGGAAATCGCTCGAAGGCTTGGTTTGAAGCCTGCTACCGTTTCGCATTACACTAAAAAGAAAAAATCTCCCCGGCAGGACGATTACTTAAATCATTGGCGCCGCATGAAAATTAAGGTGCCACAAGGAATCTTTAATGTTCACGAAAGAGAAAACTGGTTGATATGATACTACGCCCCCACCAGGAAGATATCAGCACGAAAGCTGCCGCAATATTGCGAGATCACCTCCTCGTCTACCTGAGCATGGAGGTCCGCTGCGGAAAAACTTTAACCGCTCTGGCTGCTGCCGAAAAGTACGGCGCCAAAAAAGTATTATTTGTCACGAAGAAAAAAGCGATCGGCTCTATTGAATCAGATGATGAGCAGTACGACACCGACCTGGATTTAACAGTTACTAATTACGAACAGCTTCACAACATCATTGACACTTTCGACCTCATCATCATCGACGAAGCCCACTCCATCGGCCAATTCCCGAAGCCGGCCGAGCGTACCAAATTGCTGAAGCAGATATGCGCCGTCAAGCCGATCATTTACCTATCCGGCACACCCACCCCTGAGAGCTACAGCCAGCTGTACCACCAGTTTTGGGTCAGTTCATTCAGCCCGTTTAATGCGTACCCTAATTTCTACAAATGGGCGGCGGATTATGTGACAATTAAAAAGAAATATTACTACAACCGGGAGATTAATGATTATAGTAATGCCGATAAGGACAAAATCGATTTAGCTACTTCTTATCTCTTTCTCTCTTTTACTCAATTAGAGGCTGGATTTGAACAGGTTGTTAAAGAGGAGATTATTAATGTTCAAATGTCCGAGGGGACCTACCTGTTAGCCGAATATCTGCGGAAGCATCGCGTATACATTGGACGAGGTGGCGAAGAGGTGTTGGCCGATTCAGAAGTCAAATTGATGAATAAAATGCACCAGGTCTTTAGCGGGACTATTATTTATGAAGATAAGAATAGTCGCGTTTTTGACTATACTAAGGCCCGTTTTATCCATCAGCATTTTGCCGATCAGAAAATCGGCGTGTTCTATAAGTTTCGCGAGGAGAGGGCCATGCTGCTGGCAACATTTGGCGCTGATAAAATCACTGAAGATCCAATGGAGTTCAATAGCTGTACCGATAAAACATTCATCAGCCAATTTCAATCCGGCAGGGAGGGTATTAACCTGATGACTGCTGATTGCCTGGTAGGATTGAACATAGATTTCTCGGCAGTTACCTACTGGCAGTTCCGCGCAAGGATGCAGGACCAAAACCGGACGAAGGAGGCAAAACTCTACTGGATTTTTGCGGCTGGTGGTATTGAGAGTAAGATATATGAAAGGGTGTTGGGGAAGAAGGATTATACGCTCAGCCATTTTAAGAAGGACTATAAAATAAAGGCAACGCCGATGTCAAATATGGTCGAGCAGGTTGGCGGGTTCATGAAGGATCATGGCATTGAAGAAATACAAATCGGCAGCAGGAAAATAAAAAGAGATCGTGCTTGAATCGCAGATAAAACGAGATGGCACAAAACGCCTGCAATCATGGGGCTGGATAGTTCTCCATCTAATTCAGACAAATTTAAATGGATCTCAGGACAGTATAATTTTTAGGAACAAAGTGATCTATT